CCTTACGCCCGAAACCTTCAATATTGTTGGCTTCGTGCGTATGGTTGAAATGAGCCATCTTGGTGGCGTTAGCCTTTGCGACAGCCTCATTCATTCTCCAACCGTGGATGAGTTCCCGCTCCAAATCCTTATGGAGATGGGCGGGAATCACATCGACAAGTGACTGAACGATATCTTCAGCCACGAATTAGTTACGAGGTGAAGTCGAACTTAGCGAGACCAAGGGGATTCTTGACGATGCAAGTAGCCACGGCTTCGACAAGTCGAGCAGGACCACCACCATTGTCAGTCAGTTCCTTGACCTGTGCGATGTTGCCACCATAACCCACGCCAACCAAGTCCATATTCAGCAGGTAACCGCAGAAGTTGTTCTTAAGGAAGAGAGAGGTATGCAGACGAATCGAGCCAAAGTCACCTTCAAAGACATCGATACCAGACTTGTACACGCTGGCTTCAGAGTCTCTGTTAAGAGTTCTGATGACCGAAGCGGAGTTAGCCGTACCATTCTGTCTGGTTGTGTAGGTGAGGTTCGTGAAGGCTTGCTTCAACTTGTAGCCAACGAGACCGTCAAAGGACTGCGAGCGACCAGTCTGTTCAAAGACGGAAGCAAGCATATTCTGACAGACCGTTTCATCAAGGAGGGCAGTACCAACCGTGGAGATGCTGGCGGTAGGAGTGCGGAACGGAGCAGGGACAACCAGATAGGTGTCACCTGTGAAGTCGTTCTTAATCCAGCCATCGAGACCACGAGTAGCATAACCCTGCGAAACGCCATCGTCAGCCTTGGGAAGATTGCCAGAGCAAAGAGTCTTCTCCATAGTACGCTTGATGGTTTCGGTAGCCTTACCAACATTGTTGGCGAGTTCCGACTTAACACCAGCGATGACAGCGATATCAGTTGTCAGAGGAGACACACGAGTTGCCTGTCTGAAAATCTGAATGTGGTTGGAGAGTTCGTAGCGGTACTGAGTAGCACCGTCCTTAACGAAGTTCTTGATGGAAGCACCATTCGGGTCAACATCCGTACCGTCAACGATACCAGCCTGTTCGGAGGTAACGGTGGGGAGGGAGTCAGCCTGCCATCTGAACAGCGTATTTCCAGGTTTTGCAACCTTGGGAGCCATAGAGGTGAACGGAGTGGACTTCGCATCGATGAGCGAGATGATGTCAGCGAGGGCTTCCCGCTTACCGCTGACGATATTTCTTTCTGTGAGACTTGCCATAGTAGTAGTTTTTTAGGTTACAGGAACTTGTTCATAATAATATCTGTAAGGTCTTCCGTTCTCCCAGACTGGGCGAACTTGGCGTATGCGTTCTGACTGCGAACTTCCTGTTTTTGAACAGTCGGTGCTACACCACTAGAACGAGGCTGAACAGGTGCTTTTGAAATGGTAGTTTGACGGCTACCGTTTTCTCTGGCTCGGACTCCACGAATGTAGTCCCCAATAACCATCTTGTAATCTGGAAATCTCTTGATTGCAGGAAATGCCCTTAGAAACGATTCTGCAATCTGCTTTTCTTTAGACGAATTATCCTTCCACCACGAGTACTCCTTATTAGCAATGGTTTCGACTTGGTCTCTAGTCTGAATGTACTTGTAACGCTCTGGTAGCCCTTCTTCAAGTGCCTTCGTTGCGTTAACTTTAATCTGCCTTAATTTGGCAGGGTCAAAGTACTCTTCATTCCCATCTTTGTCTGTAACTGTGATTCCATCAGCATTTTCATCTGCCCAATTTCTGACCGACCTTGCTTGGGCAATCTCTGCCTCAATTTCAGCAATCGTATCAATATTGGAAAAAGGAATACTTCTGTCTTCATATACAGGCTTGGATGCCGTGGTCTTGGCGTTTTCGAGTTCTGCCTTCAACTGAGTGATGGTTGCTTCCGCTTCCATTCTCTTAGCCGTCAACTTATCGATACGCTTCTGTACACCACGAGATACCTCCTCTTGCTCTCCCTCGGACTTTGAATGAACCTCTTCGCCATCAGTATCTGTGTTAGTGTCCATTTCTGGCTCACTTTCAGTCTGCTGGACTTCTGGCTGATTACTATCGGCTTCGCCTTCTTCCGTCTGTGGTGCGGATTCATCGTCCCACAGAAGTTGGTTCAGTCTATCGTTTAGAACGCTAGAACTAGGAAAAGAATCTTCCTGTTGAGAATTTTCGGGGCTGGAGGTATTCTCGTTTCCAGTTTTATTATCGGGGGTCATTAGAATAAGTCTAAAGTGCTTTTGTTTTAGGCAGGATTTTTACAGACTTCCAGAAACTGTTGGACTCACACTTGACACCTTTTTTACAAGTGTCAAGCGATTGTAAAATTATTCTTTCAGAGCCTTGGCTCGTTCTTCAAGGAGCAAGTTCTTAAAATCGGTCATTGCAGAGGCTCTACCGCATTGGTGAACACGAGTTTCGCCAACTACATCCTGTTGCAACGCCCTATTGGTTTCAGATTGAATGTTTAGGTCAACAATATACAAAATATGCTCCCAGAGCGGGTTAGGAGCGGTAAATGCAAATGTACCAATATTATAATCAGTATCCTTCATTTCCTTGTGGCTGTTGATTGTTAGAGTTTACATTAATGTTGTTATTAATGGTAGGAGACTGCTGACCGCCTTGACCTTCCTGTTTCATCTTATCAGCAACAGGAGATACGCCAATTCTGCCAATCTGCTTGTTCTGTTCCTGCATAACCGACATTTGCAGGTTTTTGACATAGTTCTGAAGCATCATCTGGAACATCTGGTCTGACTGGGAAGCCTGTTGAGCCTTGGGGTTCTTGCTCATAATGTCCTGCAAGTACTGCATTTTGGTAGAAGCCGTAGGGTCGTTTTCGACATAACTAGCCTCATTGCCAAGCATCATCATACCAATCTCGGTCTGGACATCCTTATAAAGCCTCTGAGAGGCAGTCTGATTGTTAATAATGAGTTCCCTTGCAGAATCTGGTGCAATGGCTTCTACAGCCTTCTGAACCATTTTATTTCTATCGATAACGCCCCCGCTATCCATCGGAAGGACGAACTGCGAGATAGCCTGTAGTTTCTCAAGAACTAGGTCTGAGTAAAGATTACGAACATCAAACTTAACCTCAAAGTCGTATTGATTGGTAATATTATCAATTACCTTTGGCATAGGAAGCGATGTGATTCTTTCCACTTCCACAACATCCATATACTGGAGAGAAAGTTGAAGCATTTGGCTGTAGATTTCAGTCCAAGCCGTAAGCCAATTATCAACGGAATTCTGCTGAAGCATCTGAGCAAGGGCAGGAGGGGTATCCTCACGCACAAGACCAAAGTAAGCAGAAGCGTTCTTTTCAACCGTGTTCACAACAAACTCAGCAATAGTAGGAGTACCCTTTGGTGGCTCCATCCACTTGTAGTCGTTTACATCTGAAACAGGGAGTAGCATTGCTGGTCCGATTCTTCCAGTCCCACCAACTCGTCTCTTGTACATTAGGGGAGGAACAGTTTCAAAAGCAGTACGGTCTCTCATTGAGTCGTGCTGTGCTTTTAGTTCCGCTTGGTCTGTCGATAGGATGTCGGTGATTCCACGGCTTTCGTAAACGGCTTTGCGAATGTACTCCCTGCGAAGCACAACAAACGGATACTTACCGTGAGCGTAACCCAGTTTGCCGTGCTTCAAATGTGTATCACCCTGTGCGTTGGGAGAAAAGATAGTGTAATAGATGCAAGGGTTACCTGCCTCATTCAACTGTCTGTAGTAAGCATAACTAACCTCAATTAGGTTAGCGGTCTTGCTTCTGTAGTCGTTCATTGAACGGTTAACAGGAACAATATTAGGGTCTCTCCAAAGAGTGAACATACCCTTAGTTTTAATAGCATCATCAACACCTTCTTCACTCCAGCCATCCGTGTTAATCATAGAACGAACTTCTAGTTCGGTCATAAATACCTTTCTGAAAATTAGACGAGCCTTCTGGAGTTCAATGGTTTCTGGCGGGAAAGAAATCTCATCATACGGCTTTAGGGCAGTAACAATAGGAAGATTCTTAATAAGCGTTTCCTTGTAAATAACAGCAAAGCCCTGCTCTCTCATTTCTTTGACAAGTCTTCTGATTTCCTTCTCAGAAAAATTTGGCATATAATTACTAACAAGCGTTACTGCCAACTCTTCTTGAGATGGGTCAATAATTAGACTTGGAATAGATGCCAAGGGGCTGTTTGGGTTTTGACCAGCCATTTCAGTAGCAACATTAACCAAATCTGAAATAGTAAATCTTTCTTCTACGGTTCCCATTTCCTGTTCCCATCCAATGTGCATAGCAGACCATCCGTACTGATTTGTGTACTGAGCATACATTTCAGCCTCTCTCCGCATTTCTTGATTTTGTCTGCCTCTGCCAACATACTCTAAAAGCATCTGCATACCGCCAGCAGTAGCAGAATCATCGGAAGTTCTGCCAGACACGCCAAGTTTAGCACCCTTAAGAGAATTCATCCAAAGAGCAGATTGCTCATTAATGATTCTATCAATCAGTCGGACTCTTGCATCAGATGCACCTTCAAACGGCAATGCAGGGTCATCTTCATCACGGTTTTTGCTAAATTTTTTACCGTCAGAAGTTTGACCATTCCATCTGCAATAACGAATATCATCATTATCGTTAACTTCGTGAACATTGGAGCCAAACAGGTAAGAACGGTTAAGTTCAAAGATTAACTGCTGAATGTCTGGAGTTTCACTACCATACAACAATTTGTCGTCAGTAGTGTTATCTCCCATAAATTTGTCTTGTTTATGCATTAGTATGAAAAGGGTACATTGATAGGAATTGACTTATCGTCAATATGCTCTGGTTGCATTACTACTAAATATCTCAAACAGTCAATAGGGTCTTTTGTTGCCCCCTTGTCACCATCGTGACCTGTCCACTCTCGTAGGCAGTAGATTAAGTTTTTACAGTTTTCTGTAACATAAAGTTTTGGCTGGTTGAGCGGAGATAGCGGTTCATTAATGTCAAACGCCAACAGGTCATTAATCATAGCAACGCCTTGCTCTATAGCAACTCCAGCCGAGGGTGCGAAATACATTGGCTTATCACCTCCGTCTAGCAACTCGATAACGGATGTGCCTCCGTCTCGCCCAATTGCCTGTGTCGCACCCGCACGAGGGTCGATATAGCGTTCTAATATCTCCTCGTTGCCCTCTAAAGTCTTAATAGTCATCTTGTAGTCATCAATACCCATACCCGCACCGTTTCTTTGAGCCATACCTTCTTTACCGTCTGATTTTTCACTAGGCAAAGCCCATTCACCATACGAAATGTCTGGAAACTCTCTGTAGATAAACAAATTGCCGTCTGGAGTCTTTCTTGCCCAAATCATAAACCAGTTTCTTGCCCCAGCAGGGTCTACAACCATATAATTGGTTCCTTCTTCTGGCAGAGCCTTTAATGGCACAATATTCCTATCTCCAAACCTTGGAAACTGGTTTCCAACCGTATTATCAGCCCAACCATAGGCACGAATCTTCTGTTCGTACAGGTTTTTGCCTGTAAGAGTTTTAACTAACTCATCAAAGGGGTTGTAAGGGTTAAGTTGAGAGTGAAACCAGATTACGGAAGCGTTTCCACGATAGGAATGAGCCGTAAATGGCATATGTCCCTTTGGACAGCCCCCAACATAGACATTATTCTGGTCTAAGATAGTAGCAGAAAGGGTTTTAAGAAAATTACAACCAGACACAAACTCTTTAACTACCTGCGAGTAGCCAGCAATAGGGGTAAAGGTGATTGCCAGTTTACCTCTACGAGTAACCAAACGGTATCGCAGGGTCTCAACCCAGTCCATCGGTACAAGTTCATCGCACCAGATAAGGTCACACTCGCCACCTTCAATAACATCTCGCTTCTGGGCGTAATTCATAAACACACATTGCGAACCATTAGGAAGAATAAAGGACTCTTCTGAGAATCCATTCTTCTGACTGTACGCAATGTTAGTTACCTTGCCCTTTTTGAGATTTTTTAATTCTGGAGGCATATACTTCCAGACAACATTCTGTTGCATCTGGATACTAGATTTCTGGGTGGTGTGAAGACACCAGACCATTGCGTTCTTTTTGCCCACCAAAGTCTGCACTACACGCTTTGCCATCCACTCAGTTTTGCCAGCACGGTTGCCACCAAGTACAAGCAACTCCTGTTTTTCTTTAATCAATTTATCTGCTTCGTGCCAATGGTCTGGTTCAAAGCCGTGACGAAATGGGTCTAACTGTTCAGCAAGAATTTTGTCTTCTCTAAGTTCAAGAATTTCAGCAGTCTTCTCAACACCAAGACGCTCAACGAGCATCTTGATGTCTGGCATCTTAAGAAACGGATGCGGTGAAGGCTTAAAGTCTACCTCCACAGTCCTTGAAATGGGTCTGGGCGTTCTTCTCTAGCCTCTAGCCAAGCCAAATTATTTTGTTCTTCTTCCATAGAAGTTCTGTCATATAGTAGTTTTGGTTCTTGTCCAAAAATATATTCGTAATTTGGACCCTTGTACATATCTGGAGTATGGATGCTTTCTGGAACGCCCTCCTTAGATAGTTCGTCAGAGTAAATCTGTTGCCATCTTAAAGACCTTTCGTCTGGAGCCATTTGACCACTATCCTTAGACATAGTTTTAGGACCACGAGAAAGTGGGTACAATTCATTACCTCTGTCTCCTGCCCCTTTATTGCCTTTCATATAAATGCTAGTAGCCCTCTCACGAGCCGTGCCTCTTTCTTCATAATCTGGAGCACCAGACGCTTGCCATCCACCCCAAGTAATAGCGTTAGCGGAGGCACTTCCCATTCTCATTCCGCTTTTTAAAACACCTGCACCCGCACCAACTGCTTGAACAAGCGGGTCTTTGTTTTGTCCAACTTGTTTCATATATTCTCTATTAAAAACTCCATCTTCACCCAAAACATCATACAAACCGCCACCAAGTTCAAGCCCAGCAGAAAGAACACCAAGCCTTGCTCCCTTATAAAACCCACGAGCGTTTTTTAGACTATTAATTTTAACATCTCCACCCATCATATCCTTATAAGCCCTTCCAGCCTTAACCCAGTTTGAAACACCCTGTGGAGGGATTGCTTCACGCAAAGGAAAGTTTTTAGCCGTGCTTAACGCACCTTGTGGATGAATTCTTCCTTCTTTTGCAAGTTCAAGAACAACCTTGGCAGAAAGAGGAGGCGTAACCTGTGCAGGTTTAAGAACACCAAGACCACCGCCCTTACCGTAAGGTTGTTTAGCAAGTACTGGAAGACTTCCAGTAAGTTGAACCTTTGGAAGTTGTGCAGTTGCAGAAGCGTTTGTATATTTCTGACCAAAATAAGGAATCCAACCAAGTTTAGCGTCAAGGGAGGCTTGTCTTGCAAGTGCTATAAATTCTTTAGAACCTACTTTAGGCATAGTGCCTTTTGCTTGATAACCCATAGCCTTAAGTTCTTTTACGGCTTCTGCTTCAGCAATGCCAGATGCTTTCATTGTTTTACCAATGTCACGATACATACCCTGCCAAGCATTTGCTCCTCGATTCAAAGCATACAAACCAGCGGCACTAGTAAGTGCAGTTCTTGGGTGTTCAGCAAGGACACTTAATGCACCTGTGGAGTTAGTGGGAGTGCGTTTTCTAGTCGTTACTGTTTGAAGAGAGAATAACTCATCAACCATTTTATTGAAATCTGGTTCAGCCATTACTTTCTAAGCCCTGTTTTGTAAGCGTGGATAAGATTCTCGCTAGGGGTGCAAGCCTCTAGATTAGATGCACAGTTATTGTGCTTGTTTCCGTCAATGTGGTTAATTTGCATATTTGTTAAAGAGTGTTCATTCCAATGAATTAGACCGAAGGTAATAGCAACCATCTTGTGAGCATTTACATTATGTCGAAATTTATTATTGTGCAACTTGAATTGCAAGTATCCAGCCTTGGTAGCGGTAGGCTTAATTACCCTACTGGGAAGCCTTCTGCCGTCACTTGTAGTCTTGGGGCAAGACCTTAGTCTCCCTTGGTCGGAAATTTCGTACAAGCCCTCAAATTGCTTGATTGGTACTGGGAGCCATTTTTCTTCCATAGTGTTAAAATGGAGCATCGGGTCGGACTTGAACCGACAGCCTACAGTTTACAAAACTGTTGCACAACCATTGTGCTACCAATGCGTTATTTGATAAAACCATCAGATTGGAAATCAGCCTCAAGGGTAGGGTCAGAACGAATAAATGAATCTGTAAAGTCTTGAGTTTCATTATTAAAGACTTTCATACCAGCCCTCTGTTGTTTGTCCGATGAGTTCATAAAGTCGCTAAGAGTGCCATATGCACCTGCTTCTTTCTTTTTCATAAACTCTTCAATGT